AGCTGTACAATATTACCAAGGGGGAGAAAAAGAGTTCTATTTTCAGGTGAAAGGTTAAGCTCTTCAGACATCTGATATTCGTTTACCTTACACTCGTATGTGTTTGGGTCTATCTTTGTTTTATTAGCATATTTTATAGTGGCTACCTTCAACTCATTTTCCGCTTGCGAAACAAGGCTGTTATCGACATAACTTGTATCAAATCCATAAACTATGAATTCATCCCCCTCGACAGGCTTCATAGTATCGCAAGGTAGATTTATCCCCCATTCATCATCGCGCACAATCTCAAAGACGTTGTATGATGATTGCCCGTTTATATCTCCCGCAGAATATAAAGTAACTTCAAAGGATTTTCCATTCAGTTGGCCGCTAGTCATTTCGATGGAAAGCGTTTCCCCTGATAAGATATAATCTTTTGTAAAATCGGCAAGTGCATTGCTGTGTAATTGATACGCTAAAAAAGTACCCACAGTAGTAGTTCCGTCCGATTCAGTAGTTTCTAATTTACGCGCTTTCGTATCTAATTTATCTACCTTACAAACGGTACGCGGATAAATATCTTCAAAAATAACTATATCATCAATAACATCTTCTGTAGAAAGATTATCTTCCGTATCAATATATCCACCCGTAGAAGATGGAAGATGAAGACGTGTAGTTACCACGCTTTCTATATAGGAATCGTTTGTGCCGGCACTGAAATAGATGCTTGGCACATGTCTTAGAACAATGCCATTCAATGCTGTAAATCTGTTACCTACTTCAACGTCAACATCAACAGCTGATTGGTAATTCTCATAACTATAATCCGTTATAAACTTAAATTCTCCTTCATCTGTAGTTAATGTTCCATCTGTTGAAATATAGTAAACAGCCCGGCAGGCTTTCCCTGTGTTTTTGCCATTTAGAAATAAGATGTCTATGTACGCCATTGACTTGTCGGAAGAAACATCCGAAAAGCATTTCACGCCTAGAATCTCGCTACCCACATTTACACCATGTACCAACCCACCCGCAATGCCGTTTATGGACCCTATAGTAAACGTTAGTGTTTTGCCATAGTAGGAAGTTATATTTTTTGTAGAGCCAAATGCGTATATACGGGTCGCATACGCAGAGCTACTGTCATTGCGAGTTATGGTTGATAGGTTATCACCCTCTTTTAGTAAAACAGACTCTCCTACTTCATATTTACCAAGATGAAGTACGCTACCCTCAAACCACCATTCGCATTCCCACGCCTCTGCTATGTTGTTTAGAGCGTTAATGATGTTAGTAGCATCGTATGACAAGTATTTCGCTTCTGTGCCTACTACGGTTTCATCTATCACGTAGGAATATGGTATTCCCCCATATTTATATCCTAAGGCGGATATGTTAGATATCACTATATCTAAATGTCTAGATGCTTTTGCTGTTAAACTCCATTCTTTTTCGTGACCTGCAGAACGATCATAGAATAGTATCTTATGCTTAAACTTCCAATAAGGGGCATCAAATCTTAATTCATAATCATAGCCTCCGGTAGTTTTGTTGTATGTAGGATGCTGCTTGTCTATAATTTCAAACACACCAAATGCAATTCCCTGCGCATCGTATTCTTCACCAACTAATTCAATGTAACTACCGCGTTTGAAATTAATCACAGAAGATGTTGTAAACTTAATAGTTACATATTCTTCGGACATTATGGTAGCCTTATATATACTTCCGCTATTAGCGATAGTAGATATAATGACGTTACCGGATATGTCTTTGATGGTTACCATAGTACAAAGTTCGCATAATAAAAAGGGAAGTCCGAATTTTCAGACACCCCCTTTTACACATCATCTTGTTTGTGGTAAATTAACTCCTATTAGACGGATTAGGTTCGTTAAACTTCACCGAAATCTTACAAAAAGTTCTTCTTGTATTAAGAGCGAAACTCGCACAACTAAGATACGTCAGACGATATTTCTCTTCCAATTCTGGAACTTCTATTTCTACGTTTCCTCCGTACAATATAGATTCGAAAGCTTTCTTTCTAGATTTATATTCAGCAGTCGTACTTCCCTCTATATGGAATGTTAATGTCAACGCTCTTTCGTCAACCTGAGGATTATTATGAGAAACCTGCTTACCCGGCATAAGCCTTGATTTATTCTCTATAAATTCTTTCAATGGTGCTAAAGAGTCGATATCGTTCAAAAAGTTATCTCCCATCTTAACACCTAAAGTAGACGCATCTACTCCATTAATTAGCATTTCAATCATAATTTGCTCGTATTAGTTTTAATATCCTTTAAAAATTCATTGCTTGCAACAAGCTGTTTTACTGTATTAGCTGTATTAAGACTTATCTCTCGAAGTTCTAGAAAAGAATTAACTGCAATCGTCCTAGTTTCATCCGCAATATTGCAATGAGCAGTTGATACGGTTAAAACAGAGTTTAGAAGATCGGTTTGCTTTACGTTCTGATCTTTTATTTCCTCACCAGACATCTGCAATGCTGCAAATCGACCGTTCAACTCATCTGTGCTTTCTTGACTGGCTGATGCAAATCCTCCCGAAGTAGAAGACTGTGTTGAACTACTGTCAATTCCGGCAGCAGAAAGTAAATCGTCCCTTTCTTGTACAGCGGCCTGAACAATTGCGGTGTATTCCTCATTAAGCGAAGTTATTTCGTCAGCCGTTAGCTTATCGTTGCTCGCAGTGTATTCAGCGAACTTCTTATACCACGCTTTCAATTTGTCTTCGTATGTATTTGTCATCATCATTCTGATGATAGCATTTCGCATATCTTCTTCGAAGTTTTTCGCAAAGTCTGATGAATCACTACTCATATCCTGAAGCAGGCTTTCAAAACTATCATAAGTCGAATCAAAGGAAATACCTGTTAATGCTTCATTTAGGGTATCATCTAGATCGCTTAACTGGTCTTTTGTATCTATGATTTTTTGTAGATAGGTTTGCAAAGAGCTATCTAGTGAAGACCACCAAACATACGAGTTCTGTTGAAGCTTTAGAAGATTATCTGCTGACAAATTAATAACATCGTTGATATTATTAAGTCTGAATCCCATCTTCTCACTTAGCTCATTCCAGTCCGTATTTTTGTTGATATGATAAGCGTAGGAGTGAGACTTCCAACTCGATCCGGCCTTTGCCGTTTCATTGGCCATATTACGAGCTGATTGAATTTCTTGTTTAATTAGTTCGATAGACTTCTGTGCGGATTCTACAGCCTCAGAGCCACTCTGCTTTTCAAGTAACTCGGTTTGCTTATCTAACAGATTTGATATTACGGTTGTAAGAGCTTCATAGGAATCTATTAGCTTTTGAGAAACAACTTTTTCACTTCCACCAAGAGCAGAACCTATAACGCTTGCAAACCCGCTCAATACTTTAGCACTGCCTGTAATTATAGACATGGGCTTAGTGAAGTCTATTTCAGCTAATCCATCAGCGACTTTACCATATCCCGCTATAATGCCTGACACTTGATCAGATGTTTCTATTCCCAAATCATTTAGGCCACTCAAGATATCTTGTCCTGCTTCGGCTGTGGCTTTCATATTACTACCTAAATTATTAACAGTCTTATTAAGAGCGGCCTTTGAAACAGCCTGATCTTTTTGCGCATCAGTAAGTGCCTTGGTGGCCTTTCTCTGCTCTTCGGTATCACCTGTCCCGCTTTCTTGCAACTTGTTTAGGGCCTTTTGCGCGGTAGCTACTTTTTCGCATGACGCTTTGTAATCGTCGTACGCCTTGCCTACTGCCGTAATTGCAGGAGCTCTGGAAATGTCTTCTTTCTCTAGATTCTTAAAAGCATCTGACAGTTGCTTGAAGTCGGTCTCACTGATTTTACCCTGCACCAACTTCAAATACTCTTGAATCTTCGTCTTTAGCTCACCGATACTCTTTGTAGATATCTTATCCAAGTCTCCAAAGACATCTTCAAAGTTTATGCTCTTTTTGAACTGCTCTGTACTTACGGCACTCAACTCATTGTTCTTGCTTTTATTAGCTTCTCCTATAGATGCATCTATCTTTGCGTTTACAACAGGATCGCTTCCTTTCTTTGAATTAAGATCAGCTATCTTATCATCATACTTCTTTGAAATTGCTTCTTTTTGAGCTTCGTAGTTCATAAACTCGGCAAGCATATTTTTAAGAAGATCTTTTTCAGCTTTTTCTTTGTATGTATTCGCAGAATCAGTATAGCCCTGAAGCACTTTCTTTTGATCTTCAGTGAGATTGTTTTCAGTGCTTGTAGGAGTGAATGCAAGACCTTTTTCTTTTGCCTTAGGGTTCTTATTCTCCCATTCTAGCTTTTCTTTTGCTTGAAGCTGTTTTACCATCTCATCCCTACGAGATGTGTTCGCAGTTATAAGCTTTTGGTAGTTTAATGCAATTTGAGCTTCTTCTTTCTGAGCACCATTCTCCATAGCATCAATATGCGATTGCTCAATCTCATTTTCAGATTGAGCCACTGACTTAGATATAGCCTCTGTGTACTCATTTATCTTTATTTGTCTATCTGCTATCTCTGCCTTTTGCTCATTAGCCTCTTTGGCTGCTCTTGCCGCCTTAGACGCTGCACTTTTGGCATCTTTAGAGGAGACACCGCCCCCTTTTTCGTATTTTTCTTTGGCGGTCTTGTAATCTTCGTCATATTGCTTGTACAACTTATCATATTCTTCTTTTGAATAGGTGTTTTTGCTCTTTACGAAGTTATCAAGCTTGCTTTTGGCGGCTTCCATAGCCTTACGGTTATCTTCTACCCACTGGTTAGCTGTTTTCTTTGGGGTATCACGTGCGTTTTTCTCTAAAGTAAGGGTGTTTAGTTGCGATTCTAATTCGTCCTTTGTATAAGTCCCCTGTGCGCCACCGATAGATACCTTTCCGTATTTTTTGCCACCACTACCCATGTTTGCCAAAAGACGTTTACGAGTTTCAATCTCTGATTTTAATCTGGAGTTTGAGATACCTGTTAAGTTAGTAAGATATTCCTCTGTATTGCTGTTTGCTATTTTTTTTGTGTATAGCTTTCTTTTTTCTTTAAGTACAGCTATTTGGTCGTCAATACCTTTACTGTATGCGGCGGGAGAAACCATTGGATTTGAAGACCCGCTAGCTTTCTCTTTTTGAAGTTGAGATATCTTATTATCAATATATGTTACTTTATCGGTAGCATTATTTTGTGTTTTTTTTCTATCCGATTCATTTATTTGATTCTTTATTTTCAGTATGTCACGAAGCATATCTGCCTCAGTCTTATACTTTGCAAAAATAGATGGATATGCATCTCTTAATTTAATAAGGGCTATTTTTCGATCTTGTGTACTTAGAACTTCGTTTGATGCAGTGGATATAAGTGCCTCTATTTTGTTTTTATGTTCTTCCTCTGCCTGATTCAACTTATCCATCTCTTCATTGAAGCTCTTTTGTGCTTTTTCTGCTGCGGTGGTAGAATCATACATAGCCCATGCGGCAGTAGCAAGTACGCCAAGGGCTACGGCAGCTGCTACATAAGGATTGCTAAGCATAGTAGTGTTTAGAAGAGCTTGAGCCTTTCTAAGGAGAATTATTCTATCTCTCAAGAACATTGTAGCAATGGAGTGTCCCGCTTCTGCATTAGAAGCTAATACAACGGCAACTCTGTACGCTCCGTATGTACCTATCAATCCAATGAGAACCTTACCGACTTCTTCGTAGTTGTCTACTATGGATTTAGCACCTTGAATAGACATCATGATAATACCCTCTGAATTCTTACCTAAGCTGTTGAAAGCATTATCGGTCGAATCTTGTAACATTGAGAGCTGTCCTGATATGGTCTTACTGCCATTCTCAGCCATTTTGTAGAATCTGCCACCCTCACTAGTGGCATCGATGAATGCTTGCTGAACCATCTCTGTGGAGATAGCACCTTTCTCCATCTCCTTTTTAAGGTCCGCAATAGACTTACCTGTTTTTTGGGCAATAATCTGCAATGGATTGAACCCGGCATTTATCATTTGGTTTAAGTCCTGTCCCATCAACTTACCCGCTGCCGATGATTGAGAGAATGCAAGGGTGAGAGAATTGAATTTTTGCGAATCTCCCATAGAGACATCGCCAAGTGCTTGAAGGAACTTAGGTACTTTCTCTACTTCAAGATTAAAGCCAAGCATCATTTGTGTGGCTGCCGTAAGATCACTAACAGTCAATGGAGATATAGCCGCATAAGCTTTTACCTGTGTGAGCAACTTATCGGATTTCTCTTTGCTGCCAAGCATGGTCTCTATGGCCATGTCCATTCGTTGGAACTCTGCACGGGTGTCAATGAGTTTATTCTTGAATTCATTCAACAAAGCCAATCCGCCAATAGAGGCCATCATCTGTTTAAATGAAATTGCCATTCCACCGTTGGCAACAACTACTCCTTTTGATTCATTTTTGAACAACGCATATTCATCCTTAAGACCCTTTACAGATAGTCTAGCCGATGCCTGTTGCTGTTGTAGATCAAAGAGTGCAGTCTTTTCTTCTATGAGGACTTTCTTTGCTGAATTAAGCTCTAGCAAAGAATTCCCTTTCCCCGCATTATACGTGGACATAGAACGGTATGCGTTACTTAAATTCCTTACGTCCGATTCTACTTGCTTGATGACTGATTTCTGATCAATCATCTTTTGAGTAAGTTCATTAACCGAAATAGAGCTTTGATATATCTTCTGCTTTAGATTGGTTTCAACTGCTACACCCGCACTTGCAGCCTCTGTAATGAAAGACCGCATAGACGTTTGGGCAGTTGATAGGCTTGCCGACAATGATTTAGCCAAATCGGGCTGCTTGTTAGCATCAATGCTTGCCATTTCTGCTTTTAACTTGGAGATTTCATCTCTCAGGCGCTGTACTTTATCGAAGTCAGCCTCTACCTTGAAATATAGTTTTGCCATTTACTTTACCTGTTTTCGTTTAAGCATTTCACGCCCCGACATTTCTACGACATCGTCAGAATCATCACTCACAATCCTCATTTTGTCACACTGCATCAGTATCAGTCTCCTGTAAGGAATAACTTCTAGCACCTCTGTATAAGTCAAATGAAGGTCTTCTATGAAGGAAGCTATTTGACCCTCAAGTGTATTATTTCCGCTTACTTTTGTTTTGCCGCCATCTCGGCTAGATCCTTTGCTAAGATGGCACAGTCGAAAAAATCACCGCCCTTTATAAAATCAGTTACAGAAATCATAGACTTTTTTAACTCGAAGCCGGTGCAACTGGAAATATTTTTTGCTATTGATATTGATTTAGCTTCCCAGTCTTCCACGTCACCGGCTATTAATTTGGAAAGCCCGTCAATTATATAGCTTGAATTTTCTTCAAGTCCACTGAGTGACTGCAATAGCGTTGCTTGATCTTCTGCATCTACACCAGAAAAGCTTTTAATTGCCCTGCATAATACTTTTATGGTAGGAGGCCATATCGTGTATGGCTTACCTGCTAATATTACTGTTAGAAAGTCTTCATCTATTATCGATGAAGAAATAAGTCGTGCTGCTTGATTCATATCTTTTTATTCTAAAATAGGGCTGGACAGAAATTCCACCCAACCCTATCTACATTAATAAAGCACTAAAAATTACGCCCCTGCCTGTGTAACAGGAACAATAGCAGTCTTACCATCTGCAATAACAGTTACGTTTGCCATTCTAGATTCAGAATTAGCATTTGCAGATACCTTGACAGTAACAACCTTTCCGCTCTTAGTGACAGTAAGCCACTCAGAGTTGCTTGGAGCTGATGCATAAGAAACACTAGCTGTTGAATTTGCTGTGATAGTTTTACCTGTAGCGTCAGCTGCGGCAGTGAATGCAAGAGATGTAGGTGATACATCTAATACCAATGCAGACAAGTTTAATCCTTGTACATCGATCCAAAGCTCGTCCTTGAAATCTCCCTCTAGAGGCATAGCGTTAAGACCAATGCCGACAGCTTTATCAGCATCTTTGCCATTGCCAACTATAACAGCTTTCGGGAATACGATGCAAATATTGTCTTTCGTAATTGCAAAGACTGATTTATACCGTACTTCGGTAGGATCACCTGCCTCCCAAGCTGAGCCGTCTGAAGCAGCAGTACCACCTTGTAGGGCGGCCTTTGTTTCAAAGTCATACTCTCCGATGGTGAATTTGATGGTTTTATCACCACCCTCAACCTCTACTCTGTATGCCACTCCAGTTAATTGATTCTTATACTTTGTCAGACTAGGGTCTGCCTCTTCGTAAGAATAAGAATCTTGGTGCATGTTTTTTACCTCTGTTCCGGCTTGAATAAGAGAAACAATATTCGCTTTCGTTGGATATACAGTGATAAGATCGCTGTAGAAAAATTTGTCAATCTTGACAGCGCTAAATTTTCGTCCCATAATAATTTATTTTTTTGTATTTAAAACTTCGAATAATAATTTTACATTTACATAGTGACACTTTAAAGCAGTGTCAGCTTCACGACCAATAGAAGAAATACCATAGCAATATGTAGTACCATCGTATGAGCTTACCACATCATCCAAAATAGATTGAGCTTGTCTTTCAAGCTCTCCTAGACGGATAGAATTAGCGGAAGTATCACTTAAATTTGGTACGCATAAGTTTACCTCTACAAAATCTTTCTTCCAGTATGTACCGGGTTGCTGATTCTTGGCGTGAATGACAATTTTTTCAGCTGTAATCTCACCCGTAAGAGTTTCTCCATCGGGGATTATATCAATGCCGAAAGCCTCGCAATCACGGTAAATGATATTGGCTATGTCGCTACTTACTATCATTCGAATTCTTCTTTTAATCTTGTTTCAGCATGTAAAGCTGCACTACCTAAAACATCAAATCCTTTGGATTCCACGAATGAAGCATATTCCGCTTCGTTCTTAAGCAATACCCCGTCTTTTGAAACCTCTGAATCGTTCGACTGTCTCAAAGTACCTGTATGGTCTTGGTAATTACCATTCTCCTTAGCATACTCGACTGATTCCTCTGCTATCTCACGCTCTTTTTCAAGAACACGCGACATTTCGGCATCAAACCAAGGATCTACATCGGAAAAGTCAGAACCTACGCCCATATCTCTGAGTAATTAAAGTAATTAGTACGCTTAACGGTGTAAACAGTTCCCTGTCCTCTTACCGTATCACCGTCCATGCACCTAATTTCATCGCCCGCTTTCAGGGAAACTTCTTTCTCACATACAACATGATAATTAGGCCTGTAAACAGTGCCATTTTCAGAGGTAAACTCCTTTGTAGTATTATCATCACACCGACACGCACATACTGTCATCCAACTGTTACTGTCCGTTCCGGGAATAGGTCTGCCGAATGCATCCGTTTCATTACCGGAAGCAACCTTAACTTGCAATATGTGAGGTGTGTAAATCATAGAAATGTAACCTTAGGTTTATCGCTTAGATTATCTTTCAACCCGTACTCCTTACACTTCATTGAGTAGAAGTCTTTGATGCCTTGAATATTCCAAGACATAGAGAAACCGCTCTCAGATATGGAAGTAGCTCGAAGAAGTAAGTTAGGAATGAACTTAACGATATTGTAGTTAACAATTTCTTTGTTTTCATCCGTAACCTCATCTTCTAGATTGGTAGAAATGTCCAAAAGGTCAGCCTCCGACAATTGAATGCCGAAGGACTGAAACTTCTGTTTTATGTAGTCAGCAATGATCATGCGTTCATTGTAGAAAGGTCAAAATTCACAATATCAGTAGGATTACTGATTTGAGGAATCCATTCTGCGGTGTACTCGAGATAACGTCCGTTTTTATCTCTACCCTGAGAAACCAACATATCACCATCAGTTTTGTTGTAAGTACGTCCGGGGATAGGATCAGTAAACTCATAAGGAGTATGGAAGCGCATATAACCAATATTGTCTTGCTGTAGCAAGGTAATACGGTTGTCAGCATAAACAGCCTGATTTGTGCCAGTCTGTTCTTTTACGTAATCCTCTTTGATCTCAATAGCAGGAAGACCTATTCCGGTAAATACCTCACTTGCCATCTGCGATGTAACAACACCGGCGCCAAGATAGAATTGATTTGAGCCCATAATCATTTTGAACTTATCTCCGAACTCGCCTGAGCCAATGACGTTCTTAATGAAAGTAGCACGTGTCATAATCATTTTTGAGAAAACGCCATGGTCAGCTTTCAGTGAATTCATCTGCTCTTGCAGGTAAGTAATGAAATTGCTCTTAACATCAGCAGCAGGAGTGATAAATTTAAACGGAAGATCGATATCCAAAACATCTGGAGTATTCACATCTGTTCTGTTATCTTTGTTCTTCACAGTAGCAGAGCCAGTCATCAACAAACTTCCTACAATCAAGTCCATACGCTTATGAGCAGCCAAAAGAATTTGACGGAAGTCGTCATAGATGAAAGTTATGATATCATTCAAAGCAATAACTTGGTCGGGAGTCTTTGCTGTATTAAACTTGTCTATTAAGTCTTGAAGCTCAGATAGTCGGTCGATGGAAATTTGGTAAGTGTCGCCAAGATAAGCGATCTCTCCATATCCAGAACCGATGCTTCTACGTTCACGGATAGGTTTTTCTCCATAACGAGAGTTAATAGAACCGGCCATCACACCAGATACACTTCCGATATAATCTTTAAACACACGTGCGGTGGTTCTGCGGAAGGTAAGGTATTGCTGCCAATAGATGGCATCTTTACGGGTTTGTGTTACTCGGTTAATGACTGCACCAACAATGTTGGGATCATTAAATAGGGTTTCAATAGTTAATTGCATATCTTACCTCCTTATTCGTTAAATTGGAAATGAGGTAAATTCTCTTTGTCCTTGTCGGAGAAAGGAATTACCAGTTTATCAGGTTCAACCTCAAAAGCTCTCATTAATAGAGCTACTTGATTAATGCCAGTCTCTATTTTTTTTCTTTCGAATAAAGCAGAGTTAGCAACGTTTTTAGGAGTTGTACCGCCAACGGCTGACGCCTCAAACAATATGGCATCTTTAGCGATATTATCGCCAAAAGCAGCTGCAATAGTCAATAAGTCATAAGTAGCGTTAGATTTGTCTATCACGCTCACTTGTGCTCCTTTTGAGCCACTTCCTACAATCATTCCTACATAAGCAAGAGAGTTCTTTGCTATTTTAATAGTCAAAGCTCCTGCACCTGTGGTGTATGCTTCTACGACCTTAACATTTCTCACAGGGACACAAACCTTTGTTTTTAGGTTTGCAGCCACAGGAGTAAATGAAGGCAGATAGTCACCTACGTTTAAATTCGCGATATTGAGGATATACACCCCTCTACGGCGAACTCCGGAACTGATATCGTATCTTTCTTCGATACATGGTTCCGGGTCTAAGTTATACTTAAATCCTGCACTCATTTTTTTTTACTTTTTAATTTGTTCTACAATCTCTTCAGTACCTTTATTGATAAGTTTAGCAATCTCGGTACTTTCTTTTTCTACTGTTGCTTCAGGAGACTCCGGTGGATTAACACCCTGAAAACCTACGTTAGCTAGGTCCTGTTTTGCATCCTTGAAATAAGTGTCTAAGTCTGCATCTTCGGGGATAGCA